AGGTACTGTTTCTGTTCCAGGCACTGTTTCTGTTCCAGGTACTGTTTCTGTTCCAGGTACTGTTTCTGTTCCAGGTACTGTTTCTGTTCCAGGTACTGTTTCTGTTCCAGGCACTGTATCTGGTTGTATATCTGGATCAGGATCTTTTATTGGATCATCAGGTTGTGGTTGTGTAGGTGGTTTGGTATCAGGAGTAGGTTCTGAAGGAGTAATAATATCAGGTAGATCTGGTGTATTTGGATCAATATCAGGTAGATCAGGCATAGGTGTTATAACAGGCACTGTATCTGGTTGTATATCTGGATCAGGATCTTTTATTGGATCATCAGGTTGAGGTTGTGTAGGAGGTGTTGTGTCAGGAGTAGGTTCTGAAGGAGTGACTACATCAGGTAGATCTGGAATATCTGGGTCAGGAATAGGTAGATCAGGTATAGGTGTTATAACAGGCACTGTATCTGGTTGTATATCTGGATCAGGATCTTTTATTGGATCATCAGGTTGTGGTTGTGTAGGAGGTGTTGTGTCAGGAGTAGGTTCTGAAGGAGTAATAATATCAGGTAGATCTGGTGTATTTGGATCAATATCAGGTAGATCAGGCATAGGTGTTATAACAGGCACTGTATCTGGTGTGGGTTTGACAGGTTCTTTTATTGGATCATCAGGTTGTGGTTGTGTAGGAGGTGTTGTGTCAGGAAATATATCGGGTAAAATATCAGGTAAAGTATCAGGTAAATCGTCTGGTACAAAAAGTGTGGTGGGTAAACCTGTTACAGGATTTATAGTTGGCGCAGGTTGTTCTTCTGTTATTGTTGTAGGTGTACTACCAAGTGCATCAGGAGTTAAATCTATGCCTAAATCTGTTGTTACTGCAGGGGGGGCAAACGATGTCGTAATATCTCCTACATTACTTAAGCCCGCCGCTTCTAAAGAATCTGCAAGTTGCTGATACCCTTCACTAATACTAACTTCTTTTACTACTTCCGAAGAAACTTCTTGGTCTCCTGAAAAATATCTTCTAACTCCATTCACAACGGCTGTAACAAGTCCTTTCCCCTCTGCTAATGCTGCCCTAAGCGCGTTAGCAGATATTCCTGCGCCTACAGGAGCTGCAAAAAGATTAGGGTCTGTAGGTCTATCGCTTTCCGCAGGGTTAATAACAAATATAGGGGGTTGATTTAAATTAGCAGGTATAGGGTTAGTAAAATCAGGATCAAGGTTGTAGGCAAGTTCTCCTGCTGCTGCTTGAGGTACAAGTACATCTGTTATTGCATTATAGATGTTATCAAAAACAGAATTTTCTTGGCCTAACTCTGCTACTTGTACAGCAAAGTTTTCGTCCTTATCTTCAAAAAATCCATCTAACAAAGCTTGTTGAGTAGAAGATATATCTGAAGGGTCTTCTCCAAAATTTACTAGAGAGTTAATTTCAGCATCAGTAGCATCAGGAAATAAATCTTTTAACGTGTCTTTTGCATCTTTTAGTTGTTCATCTGTAGTTGGTACAACAAATGCCCCGCCAAACTTGTCATTATAGTCAGAAAGTCGCGTTCCAAGTGGATCATCTGGATTGTATTCGCCTCCAGTATTTATCCAATTTATTGCACCTGTGCGACCTCCAAGGTGTGCCATAGCACGAAAGCCGTCTTTAGTTACTCCTGCATCGAGTACTGTATTTCTATCTAAACTATCATAAAGTTCATCAAGATCGTTTATATGCCATGCGTTAACTGTATCTTGTAACTTATTGTTATTTTTAAATTCATCTAAAGTAATATCAGTATTATTAGCTTTGTTGTAATCTTCTAGTCTATCTTCACCAAATTGTAGTAGTCCTACATACCTTTCTAGTTCTCCTTCTTCGTTAATAAAACTATACTCAGCTTGGTAATCACCACTGCTTTCGCTACCTGCTAATTTGTTAACAAATTCTGCAACATCTGTACCTTTAAATGTGAGTGAGTTATCAGCATCTTCGCTGTAAAGAGGTCCGTACAAGTCTTCATAAGCGGGTGCATCTGGTCTAGTAGTAGGAGGAGCGCCATCAGTTAACCCTAAGTCTGCTAGTTCTTCTTCTGCTGTTTTTATAACAGGTGCATCTGTAGCATCTGCGGGAGACTCTAGTGTATCTGGATCTCCTATTACAGGTGCATCCTCTTCAGACGCTATTGTTGCAGGGTCTGCTATAGGGTCATCTCCTTCAGGTTGAGAAAGAGGATCTGTGTCTACGTCAGGTTGATCTCCACTTGCCCCTTCTGCAGTAGCAAACTGATTTGTCTCGTCAGTAGTAGATGGTGTTGTAGAAGTTGCGGTTGCAAATTGTTCTGTTTCGTCAGTAGTAGATGGTGTTGCACCTGTTTCTGCTTCGGACATAGCATCAAGAGTTTCTGCATCTACTATTGTATCAGCATCTATCTCATCTTTTGGAGGCTTAGTTGCTTCTGCCATAAGAGCGCCTCCTATTGCGCTATCTAGAGCAGTGGCTAAATCTGACCCCGTGGTTACTTGCGTTATTGTTGAGGTAAGGGTGTCTTTAATGCCATCTGCTAGCTCACTAGAAAGGTCAGGAATAACTTCTTTTACTACATCTGTTAATTGTTCTGAAATAGCCGCAGCGATACCATCTAATCCTGCCGCACTTGCCACAATAGACTCTAAATTTTTTCCTTCAAAAACACCTGTAATTGCGTCTTTTGCGGCAGATGACAAATCACCACCTGTTGCATCTGACAATGTTTTAATTAGGTCGGTCCCCAACTGCATTCCTGCACCCGTGCTTAAAAATGCAAGAATAGGATTACCGCCATCTGCTACAGTTTTAACTGCTGTCCCAAGAGTTGTAAAAGGTATAGAAGCTCCACCCGTTACAACCGCAAGCGCCCCTTTTACTATATTGCTACCAAGAACATCGTTTACAAAACCACCTAAACCTTCGCTTGTTCTTCCTTCTGAACCTACTGTAGGACTCCAAATTTCTGCTTCATCTTTTTTAGGTACACCTAAATCTAATACTATTGTTTCTCCCGTTTCGGAATTTGTATATTCTCTTCCCCAAGTTTTACCGAGATCATCTCCCCCTTCGTCACCTTTTTTAATTATTTCGCCTGTAGGCTTAAACTCAGGATTATTAATTAAAAACTCTGCGGCGGCAACTTTTTCATTAAAATACTCTTCGTATTTTTTTCCTCCTGAACTCACTCCATCGTGACGAGTTCCTAAATTTACAAAATTACCATCTGGATCATAAAAACCCCAATACCCTTTACTACTTCCATCACCTGGGACATCTGACTTAAAAGGTTCTGCTACAAAAGGTGGGGCTGTTTCTATAATATTGTTTTCTACAGTATTAAGCCCTTCTAAACTCATGCCGTCAATGGTAGGGTCTATACCATTTGTTATTCTATAATCATATATTTCTTGTCTTGAAGTTTGTTCATATGAAGTGGAAGACGCAGGATCAGGTTTAGCAGATACATTTTCTGTAGAAGATACAGGATCAGGTTTAGCAGATACATTTTCTGTAGAAGATACAGGATCAGGTTTAGCAGATACATTTTCCGCGCCCATTAACTCAATATACAATTCCATTTGTGAAGCAGGAGCATTTATAATTCTTTCAGCAGGAGCTGTAACCCCTGGAATAAGACCTGCGGATACTATACCAGGGATAAGTTCAGCACCTGTTGCGCCTACTTGCCCTGCATAAGTTCCAGTATCATCAACGTAAAATTGAAACCCGTTATGTTCTTTTACAGTCAACTCACTCATTATGTTAACTCCAATACACTAGCAACAACGTGCAACCTGTTAGCAGTAGCAGCAGTTACTTTTACTATTTCCCCTGCAGTAACAACAAGAGGTGCGGTAAGTAGCTCTGTTGTAGCATTTGCGCTAATAGACTTTGTTTTAAATAAACTAAACACGCTAGTACCGTTAGTCAAAGTAACAGTAATAGTATCTGCGTTGCCTGAGTCTTCGGATACAAGAATAGACTTAAATATAGCTGTTGTAGCTGTTGCACAGGTATAAAGTGTTGTAACACTTGTGCTTGATAAATCTAGTTTTGCATTTGTGTACGTATTTGCCATTAGCTAAAAAACCACGCTTGTGCTTCAGATTTGTTTACAATAGCAGAAGTGTTGCGTAATGTATTATCTATTTGACTAAAATATATACGTAACAATGCGTTAAATTCGCTTACATACAACTTATCATATTCATCAGGAGGAAAAGGCAGTGCGGGCGCACGAAAACCTACTACATATTCAGTGGTCATTATCGCCTCCCATCTGGGCGCATATCAAGTCTTGGAGCGCCTAACTGCCATTGAACCCCTGTAGCACTAGATTCTATCTTTAAAGACATCTGTCTACCTCGAACTCGTGTGTGTACTTGTGTTGTATAGACCTCTACAGGAGATGTAGCTGAACGTGTTATTGTACCTGTATTTACGCCACTCTCTGACGCGGGGTTGTTATACCCTGAACCAGAAGACCCTAAACCAAAGAATGTCATATCGACTGCAGGAGCGCCTGCGGTAGAGCCTTCAAAAGACACATCAGGTACGACACGAGACATGAGCATAAACTGATGCCCATCGTCTAGATCAAACTCTGCTGAAGTTATAAATGATGCTATGGCTGCTGTCGTACCTGTCTCGTTGTCATCAATGCCGTTCTCGTGATCTACAAGCACTCCGTTGTAAGTAGCCGCTAGTGGGAAGTTACGAAGTCCTGAGTCTAACCAAGCAGACCGTGCCATAGACCCATAATACCATATTTCTTCTAAGTAATTATACACGATATACTTATCTATGTCGGTGACACTGCCAGAACAATAAAACCACCATACTTCATGAAAAGCCTCGTTACTACCACCAAACACCTGCGTGTACTGTTCAGTATTAAAATCGGTAAACACATGTTTACGTAGATCACACGGCAATGGTTGAGTACGCCCGTCATACTTGTAGAACTTATCTTTACCCATCCAATATGCAACGCCGTTGGAATATACTACAGAGTTTTGAGATGCTATAGATATGTTCTCACCAACAAGTTGAGCGCCCCAAACGCCAGACCCTGCACCAACATATTGTAGTGAATAAAGAGAAGAATCAGTCCACACAAGCACCTCTTGTCTACCTTGAAACGCCCCAACTATCTCTGTTCCTCGTGATAAACGTAGGCTACCTGCTTGGTTTGTAGCCGCAGGAGTCCAATTTACTGCACTTTCTTGGTCTGACCAACGAATAAGCATAGGATCTTGCGTGGAAGTGCCTAAAGTATTACCTCCAAAACAAAATACAAAACGATTTATGTCTGACACAAGTATAGCATTTTGGATTGTAGGTACATCTGACGCTCCTACAAGAGTATTAAGTTCAACAGCTCTTGTTTCTAGAGGAGAATCTACACTTGCATCCCAATAATAGAGGCGACCTCCTCTAGGTCCAAAAATTAAATCTTCTCCAAAGTTTTGTTGTGTCCACAAACGAAATTCTTCTGTACTTGTTTCACCAGTACCAAAAGGACCTGATGCCCAAGCCCCTGCGCCCCAACCTCGCACTTCTGTAGCAGATGATGCAGTCGTGCTTACTTGATAAGTTCCAACAACACTGCCACCACCGTTACCTGAATCTGAAGAAGTAGACGCAACATTAGTAAATTTTAATGTACTGTCACTAAAACTTTTAGCAAGTATTGTATATGTATCTTCAGTCTCTACTGCTTCTATTTGATAGTTTTCGTTTAGAATAGTAGCAGTAATATTACCTCCCAAAGACGTAGCACCACTAAAAGTAACAAAATCACTTTCAGTTGCTCCATGAGCAGTATCGGTAACAAGTATAGTAAAACACGTTACTGCAGCCCCCGAACTATGTGTTGCTGCCGTTGTGCTAGTAGCCACGTTATCTACAAGTTTAGAAGCTCCTCGTGTACAACCTGTCAACGTGTTGTTAGTAATGCCTGTATAGTCAAC